ACGGGAAGCAATAAGGAGTATGACGAGGGGGAGTTTGGGGATGAGGAATTCGCGCACGAATGTCCGAGATGCGGCTTTAAATTCAACTGACCACAGGTTCCCATGGAAATGGCGGCTGGATGACCTGAAGGACGTTCCAAAGAACGGAAAAACAGTATTCAGCTGTTTCTCCTGCGGCGGAGGCTCTTCCATGGGATATAAGCTTGCCGGGTATACGGTGCTGGGAAACTGCGAGATTGACCCGGAGATGATGAAGCTGTACAGACGGAACCATCATCCGAAATATCCGTATCTGATGGATATCCGTGATTTCAATCAGCTGCAGGTTTACCCGGAAGAATTAAGACATCTGGATATCCTGGACGGGTCGCCGCCCTGCTCTGTATTCTCCACCGCTGGGGATAGGGAGAAGGCATGGGGAAAGGAAAAGGCATTCCGGGAAGGGCAGAAGAAACAGCGGCTGGATGATCTGTTCCTGCATTTCATCCGGACAGCGGAGATTTTAAAGCCCAAGGCAGTGATCGCGGAAAATGTTTCCGGCCTGCTGAAAGGCAACGCCAGGGGCTATGTGAATGAACTGCTGAAAGCCTTTAAAGCGGCGGGCTATGTGACACAGATCTTCCTGCTGGACGCCCATACCATGGGGGTTCCGCAGAGGAGGAGACGTGTCTTTTTTATTGCCCATCGCAATGACCTGGATCTGCCGAAACTGAAGCTGGATTTCCATGAGAAGCCGATCCGCTTCGGGGAAGTGCGGAGCGAACACGGGATTCCCTACCAGAAAGCCCTGATGACGGAGCTGGTGGCAAAAAGGAAGAAAGGGGATACTTGTTTCGCGGATATCTCTCTTAGGGAACGCGGAAAACTGTCCATGTTCAACAATGCCATTGTGGAAGACTGCCGGGTGGCGCCGACCAATACCGCCTGCGCGATTGTAACCAGGTTCTGTGACGGGGAAAAATATTCTGTCCATGATTATGTGGCGACACAGACATTTCCGGAAGATTATGATTTCATGGATCAGGAAGTCAATTATGTCTGCGGGATGAGCGTGCCGCCGGTGATGATGGCGAACATTGCCAGTGAAGTATACAGGCAGTGGCTGAAATATGTGTAAGGGGGATGATACAGCCGTGAGAAAACTGAAGAAGTATAAGCAGACCAGGTTCATGGCGAAGGGTTCCCATTATGACAAAAAGGCTGCGGACTACGCGGTGGCGTTTATTGAGAGCCTGTGCCATACAAAAGGAAAATGGGCAGGGAAAAAGTTTGAACTGATTGACTGGCAGGAGCAGATCGTCCGGGATCTGTTTGGGACAATCAAAGAGAATGGATACCGGCAGTTCAACCAGGCATATATTGAGATCCCCAAAAAGCAGGGGAAATCAGAACTGGCAGCGGCAGTGGCTCTGCTGCTGACCTGCGGGGACGGGGAGGAGCGTGCAGAGGTGTATGGCTGCGCTTCGGACCGGCAGCAGGCGGCGATTGTGTTTGATGTCGCGGCGGATATGGTACGGATGTGTCCGGCGCTTTCCAAGCGGGTGAAGATCCTGGCATCCCAGAAGCGGATCATCTACCTGCCGACCAACTCCTTTTATCAGGTACTCAGTTCGGAAGCCTATTCCAAGCATGGCTTCAACATCCATGGGGTGGTCTATGATGAACTGCATGCGGCTCCGGACAGGAGACTGTTTGATGTCATGACAAAAGGAAGCGGTGACGCCAGGATGCAGCCCCTGTTCTTTTATATCACCACAGCGGGAACGGATACCAACTCCATCTGCTATGAGACGCACCAGAAAGCAAAGGATATCCTGGAAGGCCGGAAGATCGATCCGACCTTTTACCCGGTGATCTACGGGGCAGATGAGAGTGACGACTGGACTGACCCGAAGATATGGAAGAAGGCCAATCCATCCCTGGACATCACGGTGGGGATGGACAAGGTGAAAGCAGCCTGCGAGTCGGCGAAGCAGAATCCGGGAGAGGAAAATTCCTTCCGGCAGCTGCGGCTGAACCAGTGGGTGAAACAGGCGGTGCGCTGGATGCCGATGGAGAAATGGGATCAGTGCGCTTTCGCGGTCAATGAAGAGGAACTGGAAGGGCGTGTCTGCTACGGCGGTCTGGATCTTTCCTCCACTACGGACATCACGGCGTTTGTCCTGGTGTTCCCGCCCCTGGATGAGGAAGATAAGTTCCAGCTGCTCCCGTATTTCTGGATCCCGGAAGAGACGCTGGACTTGCGGGTGCGCAGGGATCATGTCCCCTATGATGTGTGGGAGCGGCAGGGCTTCCTGCAGACCACGGAGGGGAATGTGGTGCATTACGGCTATATTGAGAAATTCATCGAACGCCTGGGGGAACGGTTCAACATCCGGGAGATCGCTTTTGACCGGTGGGGCGCCGTACAGATGGTCCAGAACCTGGAAGGGATGGGATTCACGGTGGTTCCCTTCGGCCAGGGCTTTAAGGATATGTCGCCGCCCACCAAGGAGCTGATGAAGCTGACATTGGAGCGGAGGATTGCCCACGGCGGGCATCCGGTGCTGCGGTGGATGATGGACAACATCTTCATCCGTACCGATCCGGCGGGGAACATCAAGGCGGATAAGGAGAAGTCCACGGAGAAGATCGATGGAGCGATCGCGGCGATCATGGGTCTGGACCGGGCGATCCGGTGCGGGAATGATACAAGGGAATCTGTTTACGATACCAGAGGGCTGCTGTTTATTTAAAACATGGATTTTTAAATGCTTTTTTGATATAATTTAGACGATGCCGGATGAAATTGTTCTACCTATTTATTTTTTGGGCTAAGGCTCGGAAAGGAGGTAGCACAGTGAGTGATAATACTTGCAAAGTTGTCCTGGCTCTGATTGCTTTTGCATCAACTTGTGCTGTTGCTTACAAGGAAATCAGATTGGCAGAAATTTCTGCCAACAAGGATTGAATACCGGCATCAGGGCACATAGTCATTCGATTATGTGCCTTTTCTATTAGTTTTCAAAGGAGCGAGAATATGAAAATCAGAAATAGAATGGCTGATGTTGTTGAACTGAGGTGCCATATATGTCAGAACTTTTTGAAATTGATTGTATGCGAGGATTGGCGTCAGGAACTATATAGATTTACACAGGAAAAAATTAAAGGTCCATATAAAGTTAACTATATGGAACAGCATAAAATTATGCGTAAAAAAGGAATTGAGAATTATTCTATTGATGATATGGATGTTCCTTTTATTGTAAATATTCTTTGCTTTTGCCCTCAAATTGCAAAAGTTTCCAAAATAACGAGCAAGGCATTATCTTACGTAAAAGAAGACAGGCATGAAACAAATCACTCATCTGAAAATGAACCAGAGGAAGAATTGTATTTGCGTGCGTTAATATCACTGAGAGATCTGCAGGGTTTATTACATACCATTGATCTTAATGAGATTGAAATACCAGATGAACAACGTTCTCAGTTTGTAATGGAATATAGCAAGGATATTGAAAATTTGAAACTTGAAATTTATAATGACTGTATTGAAATGTTTCAAATAAAAAAAGATATACAGCTTATTATTTCGAGTGACAATCAAGATGATACTTTTTTTAGGATTTTTCAGTCATACAATGATAAATCCTGTTTATCTGATGAAAACAAAGAACAAATGTCACGATTTCTTATTGAAGCCTCAAATAGGGGAGTGAGAAGTGCTCATAAATATGCAGCCATGATATATTTGCATTTGTATCATGATTTAGAAGAAGCCACACATCGATATGAAATGATGATCGCAAATGAAGAAAAACTGTCGGCTTCTGAAGCACATGAACTTATTGATTTTATTAATCACATGTATATGAAAGGCAAACAACCTACTGACCGAATGATGCAATTTGTCAAACTGATTAAGGAGCAAGGGTTTAATATAGAAGAAACTTCGCAAGGAATTATTTGGAAAAAAAGAAAATAAGATTTTTATAATGAAAGCATCTTCTGAAAAACAGTAGATGCTTTTTTAATGTCTGTTTTTAAGGAGGTTCATAGCATTATGGGTATCTTATCAGGATTATTTCGGAGCCGGGACAAGCCGGAGAACCGGACTTCCGGCAGCAGCTACAGCTTTTTCCTTGGAAATTCAACTTCCGGAAAACGTGTGAATGAACGGACAGCCATGCAGATGACGGCGGTGTATTCCTGCGTGAGGATCCTGTCGGAGGCGGTGGCCAGCCTGCCCCTGCAGTTTTACCGGTATACGGATGACGGCGGGAAAGAGAAGGCGGTGGACCATCCGCTTTATTTTTTGCTCCATGACGAGCCGAACTCGGAGATGACGTCCTTCGTGTTCCGGGAGACGCTGATGACGCACCTGCTTTTGTGGGGCAATGCCTACGCCCAGATCATCCGGAATGGAAGGGGAGAAGTGATTGCCTTATATCCCTTAATGGCAGACCGGATGTATGTGGATCGAGATGAGAAAGGGCAGCTGTACTATGAATATACGCTGTATTCCGATGACGCTCCGACCATGAAGGGATCCATTGTCCGGCTGTCCCCTTATGAAGTGCTGCATATTCCAGGTCTGGGATTTGACGGGCTGGTGGGCTATTCGCCGATTGCTATGGCGAAGAACGCCATCGGTATGGCCATGGCCTGCGAGGAATACGGGGCGAAGTTTTTCGCCAACGGCGCGGCGCCTTCCGGGGTGCTGGAGCATCCGGGGACGATCAAGGACCCGTCCAGGGTGCGGGAGAGCTGGCAGGCGACGTTTGGGGGTTCCGGGA